TGGTACAAGTTGGTTACAGATTAATAGAGATAGTGTAGCAGGTGGTGGAGATAACTACAGTACCTTTACAGGACGTAGTGCTTTAGCAAGAACTTCACAAAGCAAAGCACACTTTATAACTTACGAAGGCGATACAACTTATGGAGAAGTTGTAATTACAGATGAAGGATCAGGTGTTAAACCTTTTTATTTTAAAATGACAGGTACTGGTGCATTAAGTGATAGAACTTATTATGCTAAAGAGATTACAGTAAGTGGAACACACTATCCTAAGTTCTGTACAATACATGATAAACATTTAGTAGTAGCAGGAGCATCTACAGCACTTAATACTATTTTTTATAGTGGTACAAGTGATATAGATGATTTTACTACAACTGGTTCAGGTAGTATTGTATTAGATGATCAAGTAGTAGGATTAAGAAGCTTTAGGGATGATTTAATAATCTTTTGTAAAAATAGTATTTATAAGTTAGTAAATATAAATAATGCATCTACAATAGCTATACAACCAATTACACAAAACATAGGTTGTTTAGATGGAAAAAGTATTCAAGAGATTGGTGGTGACTTAGTATTTTTAGCACCAGACGGAATAAGAACATTAGCAGGTACAGTAAGAATTGGTGACGTTGAGTTAGGAACAGTTAGTAGAGCTATACAACCTGTAATGAAAGACATTGCAGATAATATAGGAAGTTTAAATGTAAGCAGTCTTGTTATTAGAGATAAATCTCAATACAGACTTTACTATGGTTCTGATTCAACAGGTGATGCTTCAGAAGGAATTATAGGAACACTTAAAACAGATGCTCAAGGAGCTACAAACTTTCAATGGTCAGAAACTTTTGGAATAGATGCAAGTGCATCAGCAACTTCAGGATTTAATTCAAGTGGAGTTGAAAAGCATTATCATGGAGATTATGCAGGAAGAGTATTTAACCATGATACAGGAGATAATTTTTTAAATACATCAGGTACTGAAACAAATATAGTAGCTGAATATCAAACTCCTGATTTAGATTACGGAGATTTAGGAACATTAAAGACTTTAAAATACGTTAAAGTTTCAGCAACACCAGAAGGAACAGTAGCAACAAAATTAAGAGTAAGATATAATTACGATGATACAGACATACCACAACCTTCTGATTATACTTTATCAATAGATAAACCTTCGTTGTTTGGAACAGCAGTATTTGGGGCAACTGCAGCACATGTATTTGGAGCATCTTCTGATCCTATGACACGACAAGCAATAGAAGGAAGTGGACACAGTAATTATTTTAGAATATTTAGTGATGATCAAAATTCCCCATATACAATTAATGGCATATATATAGATTACGAACCTTCAGGGAGACAATAAAAATGGCACAGAGTTATACACGACAAAGTTCAATGAGTGATGGTGATACTATCACAGCATCTTTATTTAATGATGAATATAACCAATTAGTAAACGCATTTACTTATAGTTCAAGTAGTGCTAGTTCTACAGGACACAGGCACGATGGAACAGCAGGACATGGTGGTAACATCCACACAATAGGAGATTTAGATTTTCTTAATAAAATAGTTGTAGATAGTACAAATAACCGATGGGGAGTATTTGTAGAAGTATCTTCAGCAGCAGTAGAACAAATTAGAATACAAGACGGAGCTATCGTACCAGTAACAGATAACGATATAGATTTAGGTACAAGCTCATTAGAATTTAAAGATGCATACTTTGATGGTACAGTAACCTCAGATGCTTTTGCAGGTCCATTAACAGGAGATGTTACAGGTAATGTATCAGGAACTGCAGCAACTGTAACAACGGCTGCACAGACTAACATTACAAGTTTAGGAACTTTAACAACTCTTACTGTTGATAATGTTATAGTCAACGGAACTACAATAGGTCATACATCAGATACAGATTTATTAACTCTTACAAGTGGTGTACTTACAGTAGCAGGAGAACTCGATGCAGCTACACTTGACATATCAGGTGATGCAGATATAGACGGAACTACTAATTTAGATGCTGTAGATATTGATGGTGCAGTTCAGATTGATGCAACTCTTACGGTAGGTGTTGACGATACAGGTTATGATGTTAAATTCTTTGGAGATACAGCAAGTGCTTATATGCTTTGGGATACATCAGCAGATGATTTAGTTTTAGCAGGTGCTGCAGGAATTGATGTAGCAGGTGATATAGATGTTGATGGAACTTCTAACTTAGACAACACAGATATAGATGGAACAATAGCAGTAGATGGAACAACAATTTCATTAGACGCAACAACTTCATTAAATATAGACAACTCTAATACTTCAAATGGTATTACTATAGGTACTGCAACATCAGGTGTTCCAGTTTCAATAGGTCACACAACTTCTGAAGTAACAGTTAATGATAATCTTACAGTAACAGGAACACTTACATTAGGTTCAGGTGCAGAATTAACAGAAGCTGAACTTGAGATGCTTGATGGAATTACAGCAGGAACTGTAGCAGCTTCTAAAGCTGTTGTAGTAGATAGTAATAAAGACGCTGCCTCCTTCCGTAATATTACACTTACAGGAGAACTTGATGCAGGTTCATTAGATGTAAGTGGAGATGCTGACATAGACGGAATACTAGAAGCTGATGCAATAACTATAGGTGGTGTTACATTAGCAGAAACAATTAGTGATACAGTTGGAGCAATGGTTACCTCTAACACAGAAACAGGTATTACAGTTACTTATGAAGACGGAGACAATACATTAGATTTTGCTATAGGAACACTTAACCAAGATACTACAGGAACAGCAGCTACAGTAACAGGTGCTGCTCAATCTAATATAACTTCATTAGGAACTTTAACAACTTTAACAGTTGACAATGTTATAATTAATGGAACAACTATCGGACATACTTCTGATACTGATTTAATAACTTTAGCAGATGGTAATGTTACTATAGCAGGTGAGTTAGATTTAACTACGCTAGATGTTTCAGGTGATGCTGATATAGATGGTACATTAGAAGCCGATGCAATAACTATTGGTGGAGTTACTTTAGCTGAAACTATTGCCGATACAGTCGGTGCTATGGTTGGTTCAAATACTGAATCAGGTATTACAGTAGCTTACCAAGATGCAGATAATACATTAGACTTTACAGTTGGAACATTAAACCAAGATACTACAGGTACTGCTGCTATTGCAACTACAGTTACTATAACAGACAATGAAAGTACAAACGAAGAAAATGCTGTTATATTTACAGCAGGTGGTGATGTAGATGGTGGTAATTTAGGTTTAGAGTCAGATGGTAACTTAACTTATAATCCAAGTTCAGGAACATTAACTGCTACAGCTTTTGCAGGAGCATTAACAGGTAACGTAACAGGAAATGCTTCGGGTACAGCAGCTACAGTTACAGGTGCAGCACAATCAAATATTACAAGTCTTGGAACTCTTACAACACTTACAGTTGATAATGTAATTGTTAATGGTACAACAATAGGTCATACTTCTGATACAGATTTAATGACTCTTGCTGATGGAGTGTTAACAGTAGCAGGTGAAGTCTCAATGACTACACTTGATATAGGTGGTACAAATGTTACAAGTACTGCTGCTGAACTTAATATTCTTGATGGAGTTACAAGTACTGCAGCAGAGTTAAACATCTTAGATGGAGTTACAAGTACTGCAGCAGAGTTAAACATACTTGATGGAGCAACAGTTGTTGTTGGTGAAATTAATGCATTAGATTTAGGTTCTACTGCTGTAGGTACAGCTATTGCTTCTAAAGCAGTTATATTAGACTCTAACAAAGATTACACAGGTTTAAGAAACTTAACAATTACAGGTGAACTAGATGCAGCTACTTTAGATATAAGTGGTGACGTAGATATTGATGGAACATTAGAAACAGATAACTTAACAGTAGGTGGGGCACAAGGTAGTGATGGACAAGTATTAACATCAACAGGTTCAGGTGTAGCTTGGGAAGATGCAAGNGGTGGTGGTGGTGGAGCTTCTGCTGTAAATGATTTATCAGATGCTAAGACTTTTGGTACTTCATCTATAATGATTGGAG